CGGTGTTACGATTTGCATACCTACTGTAAAAGTTCATCAGTTCGCCGGCGCCGTCGCTGGCTGTGATTGAGGAGGTTAAGGACTGCGCGGAAGCACGCTGGCCCTGAGGCCCGGGAAGTTGAGCATCCAAAGGCCAGATACTGGCACTTGCTATAAGCTGGCCTTGGGAACCTGTTTCCCCATACGCGCCGATGCCGAAAGTAGAGATGGGACTTCTGTCTAGACGATGCGGGGCCCAAATATCCGCGATGCTGAACGTTGTTCTAGCGCGGACAATATCATTATAAGTATTAACCATCGAAGGATAGATGCGCTGGCTATATTCAACCTTCAGGCTGAGAGAACTGGACACTGCAAAATCAACCACCGCATCGTACGCAGTTTCTTTGTCCATATCGATCTGCAACCCGAGATAGTTGTTGAGTCCCGGGTTCGAGAAGTATTCGAACCGATTACCATATGGAACCGTCAAGATGATGTTGTTGTCTGAATCTGAGTTTTCGGTGTTGTCTTCGAAGTAGAAATAGATGGGGTTGTTGCTTGACTCGATTGGTGCTTCGTAGAAGTCCACGAAGCTGATTGGTTGCGTTGGCACAACGAAGTTGATCTCCCTGCCGCCAATTGTGTCGGCAATCTTGGGAGGAGGAACAACTGTGCCGATTATGCTGTTCTTTCGAAGATTGCGGGCTACTGCGCCTTCGCCTGCACGAATCTGCTTCCATGTCGGCCACCCATAAGGGCCATTACGATTGTTAGTTATGAGGTTAAGCTTATCCGCGCCCATACCATTGCCGACGGTGCTCCAGCCATCGCTAGCAGCATTCGCGAAGTGCGCGATTGTTCCCGCGCCGTCTGTATTGGCCACAGGAGCGCTAGCTCTATTTATGACGGCCGAGGTCGAATCTCCTAAATCGGGGTCGAATCTCCAATAGCCCACAAGATTGCTGACGCCGGAGTCATTGATGCTATGGGTCCGCTTCGGCTTGCGGAGGTTATATATTTCTAAAATGTCAGCTGCGGTCAACTCTGCATCAAATATAGCAACTTCAGTCATATAACCATTAAAATAGTAATCCGATGCTTTCGCGGCCCCAATATTACTATTGTTACCAGCTGATTCGTTGATCACATCGGGCCCGTCGAGTTCTTGAAGAACTGTTACTGTTTGTTGGACCCCATCAATATAGAGTTTCATATAATCTTCGGTAGCGGAGCCCCCAGGATCGCCCCCGGCAAATGAAAATGCTACATGATGCCATAGCCCGGGTAGAATGGTGTTCGGCGGGGATGTCACTCTGCCATCGGTGGTGCCACCTATGTCCGCTTTAATCGTGTTGTTGTTCCACCAAAAACGACGACTATAGCCTCCAAGGGCGATAATCATCTCAGAGGCGGCACCATCGGCTTCGGGAGGCATTCGAATCCATGCAGCAAACGTAAATGCCTTCGCGTCGGCGTCGTCGTCGCCTACAACCGCATTCCACGGCGTGTAGGACATTGTTCCAATAACCATTTTGTTGGAACTGCCATTAAAATAACCCGTAGACCAACCAAGAGCCGGCGACGACGACAGCATGTGTGTGTCGGTATTAACATTCTCTATCGTCAGCCTATCATTCATGCCGGCATAATTGGTAAGATAGTTGTTATCAAAATACTGATGTTGTGAACCGGTTTCTAACTGGCTCAATGTGCTCGCGCTGAAACAAGAAGGCCGGTCTAAACCAAAGATTGGCCGATCAGCGATCATCGAACCAGTAATCCACGCGTATTGTGCTTCTGAGCGAGGGATTGCATGCTGAACAAAAAGATTATCATATGTCGAGCCGGTATAGTTTGCGGCTGCAGGATAATCTCCCGCCGTAGAAGCATTCTCCATGCGTCTCCTGCGATTCTTGTTTGTCTTGTGCCATGAGGGCGTCACAGGGTAGCCCAGACCGCCGTCTACGCGCGTGTTACCAACATTGATGGCCCCATAGGCGGCATCGGTTCCATACTGGCCAGCATGCAGTGTAGCGCGTTGGTCGAGACCACGAACCTTGTCAAGCTGGTCCTGAACCCTAATGGTGTTTGCTAGCGTCGGATCCACCGATGCAGATCCTGATATACCATAATCAATCACCATAAGATTGTGATACGGACTGGCGTTGTAAACCGATAACTCCTCGTGCGCGGGGTCCATATAACCGAGTGACATAACCTCGTAACCGCTGCCGGCGAAGCGGTTAACAAAAACAGTCTTCTGAGATGTAGAGCCCGTTCTTGCCGGGATTTCATAATTAAGCGCTCCGCCAGGATTGGGGGTAGAGTAGGGGTCTGGTGGTTCAAAGCTTGCTGCTGCTGCGGCGGGGGCGTTCGGGGATGTGGTAGGCAAGGTTAAATTGCTCCCAGTACCTGTCAAATAGGCATATGCAGCCACCTTGTTACTAAGCTTAGCAGTGCTATCGCTGATGCCGTCCCATACGGTGGGGTTAGGCCCTTCTCCCAACATCCAATAAGAACTGAGGGTTCCGGCGGCCAGGGTTAAAGTACTAACGTCGATCCTGTTGCCAGAATTGTACAACAGTGATACATCGTCGGAGCTTAACACTCCATCCCAGATAGCCAAGTCACACATATTACCATCGAACCGGTTACTCCCAAGTGTTCCGCCGCGCGATACACCTGCTTCGAGGCCGATGGCCCCAAAGTCGGGGGGGGTCGTATAGTTTGCATCGTAGCCCCGATTAACAGTCGAGCTGTCATCCGATCCATTAATGTAAATTTTCGGATACGTTGCACCCCCTCCGCCGCCCTGCGCGGCAGTGGCGCCCAGGACATATACAACATGATACCAAGTGTCGGCTGATAAGTTCGTCGCGTTTGTAATATAGGAGAGCTTCCCGGCCTGACCCTGGAAGTTACAATATAGGAGGGGGCCGCCGTACCATATTACTTCAAAATTATCTACACCGCCGCCGTATAGGCCGAGTCTTAAAATACTATCATTAGCCGAAATGGTCTTACCATACACCCAGAAAGAAATACTCCAATTTGCATCATTAAGAGCCGGCATGCTCTCATAATATGCATCGTCCCCAAACTGGATTGTGGTACTTGTTCCATTAAAATTCGCTGTTTTCGTGAGGCCATCCCAAACCCACGGGCGCCCTAACGGGAATCTGCCTCTAGTGGCCAAAGTCTCGGGATATAGAGCGAAGTCAAAAGACTGATCTTTAAAGAAGGGGTCATTGAGCATGCGCCCAGCGGTACTGACGACTTGATAGTTCTTCTCGTAGTTACCAATGACTGTGGATCCGGTGGTCATCCGGATGTTCTTGATATTAACCGGGCGTTTAGCTGCCACATCTCGCATACGATATGCGGTGGGGAGATTAACATCCGTGCCGCCTCCCAAAGAATTGGGCGGCACAATAGCCAAGGAGTTCTTAAACGTTCCACCACCAGAGGCTGTAACGTCGTTAAACTGGATTCTAAAGCCTTCGGCGCGGGTTGCTACAGTATCGAGTGTCGAACCCTTGTTAAGCGCTGTATGGCGATACTGGCGCCCTCCAACGTACTTCTCGGTGAACGGACCCTGCATGGGAATGTCAGTCCCGGCTACAAAATCGTGGTGAAGGTTTGTAATTTCAACATTCCCGGTAAAGTTGGACACGACTTCTGCGTTATACGCTGTTGTAACAGAAGAGCTGTATAGACTAAAGGGCGCATACATATTGCCGTCAAAGGCATTATCCTTGCCGCTGTTTGCTCCTGGATTTAGTTTGAAGCCTAGACGCTGCTTAAAGGTAGGATAGTATTCATCGAGAGTGCCCAGAAGTTTTTCTACGCCCCCCGAATGTGCGAGAAGGATGTTGACAGGCGCATTGGTACCAACTGTACGGCCCCAGGCTGCTGCGGCTTCAAATACGTAGTTCGCAACAAAGTTATGATGGCGCCCTACGCCACCAATTGCTGTATAGCCCTCTACTGCAAGTTTAACTGGCGAGTTGACACGACGGTCGAAGGTGTCTCTAATTGATGCAAAAAGGCTTTGGCGGGCAGCATCGCCTGCGGGTAGGGCGCTCCCGGAGCGCGCTTCGAGATAGCGGTGCCAGTANATGTTNCTGTTTGGATTAAGGCCGTCCAAGCCCGGAATACCGTCAAGCCACCCATACGGCTCCCGGAAGTCCGGGGACTCAGTAGTGATGGCATCGGCTCCGAGGTTTGTGGGTGTGCCGTTTCGGCCTCCTACCTGATCATAGATAGTCCCGTTATATGTGTCCCTAGGGTCCGATCCCATCCTCCACCATGATAAGAGATTAGGATAGCTTTCCACCGGTGGGCCTGCAAGGTAGGCCCTTGTCCCTAATGAATATATTTGTACAGCATCGGCGGCGGTAAGCTCTTTATCCCATACAGCAACATCGCAGAGATTGCCATTCCACTCATAGGCAACACCGGAGCCGGAGTCCCGCGCTCCAATATAAGCATTATCAGAGTCGATGGCGGATGGGTTGGAAATCGAAGTCTGCGCGGTGGCGGTCTGTTCCGATCCATTGAGATACATCTTCAAATCCCCGGCGGTGCCCCCTTCATAGGTTACAATAATGTGTGTCCAAGTGTCAAATATGAGCGCGCCGTCGTCGGACCATTTGTCGCCATAGGAGGCGCCGGCCATATAAAAGAACAGTCTGCCATTATTGGCGCCCGGGTTGGAGCTGTGACAATTAACTACTCGATCATTGTTGGAAAAGGAGATAATGGTGCCGGCACCATCGGCCCCCAAGGTTGTCGGATAAATCCAAGCAGATAAACTAAATGCTTTGGCGTCGGTTCCGGAGCCTCCGATGAGTGCATCCCATGTAGCACTACTTCCTATATCAACGTGCTGATCGACTTCGATGGGATTGGCATATGTGAAGCTTAAAGACTCCGGTGGCCACCCGGGGTCAACGAAAATATGGTCGGGGGGTGCGCGGAAGTGCCTCCACGGTCTGTTTTGAGATGTATTCGAAGAACCAATCTGACGTTTTGTCATGGCGGTATTTGTGAAGAAAGCAGTACCTTGTGCGAACTCTTCTGGCGAAGACATCATTGAGGAATCTGCTGCCATGTTGCCGTCGACAGAACTGGTAATGGCACTGCCGCCCTTGCGCTGCAAGAACGGGAATTTCTGCTGATACTTTGGCCTCTCAAGAACGTGGTCCTCAATTATGGTGCGAACATTATCACTGAAGTCTGCCGAAGCGGGGACAAGCTGACCGAGCATTAGTGAGAGCGCACTATCGAACCACTTATAGAATTCATAGAACTTATCAAAGTCAAGACTATCATTGCCCACTTGCTCAAAGAATTTCTGCCGCATGAAGCCCATCTGCTTATAATCAGGACGATATCTTTCAACTTGATCGCCGATTAAGTTGTTGAAATCCTTAAGGTTTGCGAAATAGTTAATCATCTCTTCTGAGATAACTTGATACATGCTCTTTTCGAAGGCGAAGAAATAGTTGGTGGGTCGTGAGTCGCCGGTGAACACATCCTGCTCTTGCGCATTAAGAACCTTTACCATATCTTCAGACTGAACATTTTCAGGAAGATTCAGGCGAGCAGCCATAACGAAGTCTTTATCAATAGCCGTTGTTGATGAAGCCGGGAAGAATCGTCCTTGAGCGGTATGTTGCGTATCGAGAAGGTTGCCGATAGAAAAAGCGGTATCGAACCCGGTTTTAGGTGTTGATCCCGAACTAATATCTGGTATTGTCATGTACCCGCTAGCGTTCGAGCCCGTATTCGTAAGAAACTCCCAGTTAAAGACTAGTGTATCAAACTTCTTGACATCACCGAAAGATGCGGAGGTCTGGAAAGGGAATGCATACAGGTGTGGCTGTGCCGCGCCATGGTTTTCTGTATCCAGAACGTGGCCTGCTAACGCTTCGTCATCAACATAGTCCAGCCAATAACGACAGGCACTTACCTTTACATCGGAACTTTGGAGAAGATTGCCGGTCAGGTTGGTTCTATGAGCACCAATATAGGCGCGCCGGCTGCCAGTTACAAATGCGGCAGGCAGCCCTGCGCTTGAAACACTCCCGGAAACAGTAAATTGTTCCATAATTTCGCCGGCTTGCGAGTGTACGCCGTGTAATTCTACAACATAATTGGAATTGGCGCCGTCTACAATACCCTTTACGGGATACTGCTCTGGCCTGATACGAACAGAGAGGCTCCATTTTGAGTTATTATAAACTTCTTCGTAGAGATCGGATTTAAGTGATGGGACATAGCCGTGAGTTGTACCGGTCAAAACAAATTTAACGTTATCGGATTCTATCTCATCGCGGACAGCATAAACTTGGAAGTTACATGCTTCTGTGTTAGAGAGCCACGTTGTATCATTTCCGTCATGAGGCATAGCTCCGTGCATACCAAACAAAGATGAGCTAATAACATTTGTACTAAAAAATCCCATACTGAGATCGTCTGCGGGCTTAAGTGGAAAGAAGACTTCTGTTTCTAAAGTGGTGGAAAACCCTCCGGTAAGATTGGTACTTGAGGTAATGAATCCCACTGAGTTAGCATTAGCAGAATCCGGATAGTTAAAGACCGTAGCTACCTGATTATCTTCTGTATTAAAGTCGACATACTTATCCGTCACTACTGTATTGCGTCTATTGTTTCGCAACTCATATTCTACGTTGCTGGCATACATATTGGACTTGACGAGTTCATCGTCGATGCCGAAACAACGAATAAGATTTCTAAAAGCCTTTTCCGTACCCTTTGACTTATAGATGTAAGAAATGTTGTTATAGATGTTTTGATAAATCGTGTTTTTGATGTCATGTAGAGACATAGCATACACACGGTCTTCACTACGGTCACCGAGCTTCTCTAAGACATCCGCGTCTAGGAATAGATTTGGTGCAACCATTCCCGTTGAAGACAAAAGTTTCTCTGCAAAAGGAATCGGCTTCTGGATGCTGCCAGTTATGTAGCGTCTGTTGCCAATGGCGTTTAGATTCTCGATCTGGAGATGAAGAGTATCAAAATAACTTCCGAGAATTTGAGTTAGATACTTAACATTTTTTGTGCCTTCGCTGTCTTCTTCAGTAATCCATGCAGGAATACTGTTATAAATAGCGGCATTATTATTGACATCATGATAGGAGCCAGACAGCTGCAATTCTGTTTTCAGTTCCTGTACCTTCGGGTGAGAAACATAAATGATAGGATCTAAGAATTCATGCGTAGCCGCACTAGAAGAAACAATAGCAGATCCAGTATTTCTAGAATTGGTGTTATAGCCTGTCCAGGTACCGTTTGAATAGCGTCCCGAATAATCTAATACGGTGCTGTCGGTGCTGGCTATGCCAGTAATACCCTCGTTAAACTTAAAGTAAACGCCTAGATTGACATTTGCTAGTTCCTGAGTTGTGATATATGGCTTCGGGTCGGTATTGACACCGCCCCCTACTTGCGTGAACCAATAGCGCCCAATGTCTTTGGAGGTTCGCTGCGTTTTCCAATAGCGGAA